CAACCTGCTAATCATGAAATAAAAAATTCTGCTAAATAATACTTTGATATTATTAATAGCAGAATTTTTTATTTTTTAATAAAATTTGCCATACCATCTAATCTTCTGTCCTAAATTACCTAATACTTTTATTTGTGAAATTCTTAAAAAGTCAATAGTAATAAGACCATTAACCGGAATATATACACAATATTCTGATGGCAAAACTTGAATATACAAAGCAGTATTATCTGCTTCAATGGTTAAAGAATTTAAATTTTGATTTTTGCCTTGTGCATCAGTAAAATAAATTATTTCATTGTTAGAGATTGTTGTATAGAATGGTGTGAGGTTATCTTTATGGATTGATGAAATAAAACCAGAATGTGCTAGATTGCCTATCATAGAATTATCACTTCCTTTATTTTGTTTATTGTGATTTATTATTGTAATTTATAATATTTCACAAAAATAAAAACCCTTATAAATCAAGGGTTTGTGAGGTTAGATATTGTTATAAAAGCTGAATTTGGTTATGATTTTGGTTTTTAAAAAATAAAAATAGGGTAGGAGAGATGATTAATATCTAAATCCTACCCATATAATTATACTAGTAATTTATAAACTATTTCTTCTCTTCGATCTTAGAAACATTAACCTTAATTTCTGGTTTAATATCTTCTTTTTCTTTCAATAATTCATCCCAATTACCATCTACTAAACTAAATAATTGTTTTAATAAATCAAAATTTATATCTTGTTTATAATTATCATTAGTAATAAATAATTTCTTATTTTCATAAGCAATTGTATAAATTTTATTTAATTCTATTCCCAAAGGAGGTGAAGCGGGATGATTGTATTTAATTAATTTACCATTTAATTTTTCCATTTTAATACCTCATCTTTCTTTAATTATACAGCTTCACCTAATACAGTTGTTTCAAAGAATACTTTATCACTTCCAATTGTTACAGGGAATAAATCATATTCAAATGGAATTTCTGTTGCTTTATCACTAGCAAATGTCCATTCAAATCCAGGTTTTACTTTTGCTTTTTTAATATCAAATTTAACTGGATATGTAAGACCATCTGATTCATCAACTGCAAGTGCATCTCCTGTAATACGGACATATCCAGGGAAATTATTTGCAGTAATAGTCATTTTTCTTGCTAAAGCAGTAGAAGTATAATCATAAACACAAAGGAATTTTGTACCGATCGCTGCCGTAGTTGCATTAAGAGTAACTGTTGCAGTTGCAATTGTATATTCATTAATATTTGAGGCAGGAGTACCGACCGTTTGTTCGGTAGAAATATCCCTACTATTTAATAATTTATATATTTTTAGACTACCAGTTATAGGGGTACTTGATAAAGTCATTGTCCCTGCTACTGCAATAGTAATAATTTCTTTCTTAGGAATTTGTGTTGCACCAGTAACTAATGCTTTACCTGTCATACTTGCTAAAGCAGATGTATCAAGTAAGGGCAAAGTTGCTTTAAACATTGCATCGACTGAATGATCTATACTTAAAAGTTTGTAATTCCCTTGACCACCTTTTATATCTAATCTCTCAGCAGTTGTAGAAACAGCAGAATCTTTTGCATAATCAACAAAAAATTGAACTGCACCACCCATACCAGTTGAACTATATGTTTGTACTGTGTAATTAATTACCTCTTTAAATGCGAATTGATTTGACATATTTATTTCCTCCTTATTATAATTTTATTTTACTAAACCAGTTTTCTAGTTTAATATTCTCTTGTTTTGCTCCATGTAATAAACTTTGTATATCAATACTAAATTTATCTATTTTATTTAATCTTTTAAATTGATCTAATGTTTGATATACAGTTAATTGACCTATATTCAAAGGATTAATACTACAATGTTTGGCACTTATTGATGATAAAACATCTGAATAATCATATATCTGATCATCATTATTTGAGCATTTACTATATTTTTCTCTCATTGCTTTAATTTTATCGGACATTTGTTTAGCAATAGAATTAGCAAATTTTTCTTGTTCTTCAGTTTGTATTCCATTTTGTTTCTTAAGAATAAACTTTATGTATTCATAGTTATTACTATCAATTATGCTATTTGAATTTAATATAATAAAACATAATAAATCCATAGAAAATATTACTTCTCCCTTAAAAAAAACAGATAATGCATCTAATATTAATTGTCTAAATTTAACATCATGATAACTTACAGATACTAAATACTCAAATGTAGATATATCATCTTCATCTTTTAAGTAGTCATTTAGAAAGGTTTTAATTTGTTCTTTTTCAAGACAAAGCATACTTAAATATTGATTATACTTTGTAAATTTTATTTTTCTAATTTCATCATTTGTTAGACAATACAATTTACCTACATCTGGTATTTCTATGCAATTGCTTAAAAATAATTCTATGTTTAAATCTAATTCATTTATGCTGTTAAACATATAATCAACCACCCTGAAAATCGGTAAATTTATAAGAAATTACAGAACCAAAATAGTCATCATTTACTCTAAAATCTCCACCAGAATAAAGTTCTAAAGAAAATGAACCAACGCCTCTTTTTTGATTGAACATTGAATCAACATAATCAAGAATGAGATCTGTTCTTAATCCACTGTCTGTTTTCATTAATTGTTTATGAGTAAAAATATATAGACTAAAAAGTCCATTTTTAAGCACATTATTAATATATTTGTAATTCCCAAATGACATTGTAATATAAGTTTTCATTTCATCTGCAATATTTATAGTATATTGATAGGGGAATATTTGAGAATATATTAATGATATTGGATTAAATTCACCTAAATCATGATTTAAAAAATTTTCTTCATTAAATACTAATGCCTTAACTAAATCAGTATTAGTGATTAGTCTAAGCAAAATATTATATTTATAATCTGTTAACTTAGCAAATCCAGACAATTAATTCACCTCTTTTTAAATGATAATTAAATACATCACTCCTTATAAATTTAATTCTTTTTGAAGAATTGATTCTATGTTGTCAAAATCATAATACCATATTTCTAATAGTTTTATATTGTGTTTATTAGCATACTCTTTTTTTCGTTTATCGTGTTCCAATTGCTTCTCAAAATCTTTCTTTGATTTATGAAAACCAGGAATATATCGTTCATGCTGTTCGCCTTGATATTCTATTAATAAATTATGTTTTAATGAATAAAAATCATAAGAAAGTAAACCATTGCCAAGACCCATTAATCCATCAAACTCTTTTTGTGGTATATAATTTTTATTATATTTATCTTTATCAACTAATTGTTCAAATTCATCTTGATTTATTTTTATAAATCCTTTTTTAATAAAATATTCATTTATTCTTTCTTCACCTTTTGAATACTGACATTCAGGACAGCGAAAATTAGATGAATTTGAATTACTTATTTCTCTAAAATAATCATCATGTATTTTTTCAGGACATTTCCACCATACTTGTTGATGACTATTTTTCGCATATTTCCAAGAATCCATAGTATTTTTATTAGACCAATATTTATCAAAAAAATCTTTACCTAAATTATCAATTCCAAATTGAGCAATACTATTACATTGATCGCACTCTATTGAACCTTCTTGTCCACTTGTAAAACTACTAATTAATTTAAATTCTGACGTATGTAATCCTCTTGGACATTTGAAATAATATTTTTCATGAGTTGCATATAATATCTCGTTAGGCAAACGATTATTTAACTCATAATCCCATCTATCTAACACATCTTATTTATTGTTTTCTATACACCACTGTTTAAAGGATTTACTATTTTTTAATTTTGTTTGTCTATGATTTTCAATACCATATAATTGATATGAGCATTTATTACAATAATATTTCCCATCATCTTTTAAACATTTTAAATATGCATTCCAAATAATATTTTTTAATATTGTACCACAACAATCACATTCAACATCAATACAAACTTTACTTCCATCCTGTAAATGTTTTACATTAACTATAATAATTGTTCCTTTAGGTGTTGTTAATTTACCCCATTTATCTTTTCTTCTAGGTATCTCATATCCTAAACTTTCAAAATGCTTAATATTTCTAGGGCTTAATACAATTTCAACTTCTTTAGTTATTAATCCCATTTTCAATTTCTCCTTCCTGTCATAAAGAGTTTTACAAAATGGGAAAGAGACTGTGTGACAGCACAATCTCTTTGTTTTATACTAATTTAGGTT